TTCTTTTCCTTCTTGGAATGATGCTGCCAGTTCGGGGTAGTCATTTTGCATTGAAAGCTATTGAGACTCTAGGAGTATCTATAAGATTTTTCTCTGTTTTATGTTCTAACCAAGATGGAAATATTAATAGAGTCCTTGGTACAGCAGGGAAATGCCTTCCCTCTTCAGTACCCCAGTGGCACATTTTAGAAAGTGGATTGGGATTAAGGAATACTATTCCACCTTGCTCAGGTAAGCAACAGTGATTATAGTATACACCAGATAAAGAAAAATTAGCGTGTGTATGTGCAATTTGAAAACTGTCTCTTCTTCCCCTATTCAACCAAGATTGCATTATAGTACAGGTAGGATCTATATGTGCTAATGACTTTTCAAGAAATTCTCTCAAGTAGGGTAAATTATATTTTTCAAACAATTGCAAATGATTCATCTTCTGGTGCGAACCATAGAGAATCTCTTCATTGGCACCTTCACTCAGGTGAGATAGGATGTCTGGATCATTTGGAATTCCATCTACCTCCTCATCTATAATAGGGTTATCGTGCCTAAACATATAGAGAGGACTTGGAAATAGTTTTACTTCAAATCCTTCTTTCATTTTTTCCTCTTCCTTCTCCTTTTTTTATACTCACCGAGTCCTAATAATCTCATAGGAGGTCTGACCAAAAAATGTTCTACAGTAAAGATTCCAAACATCACTAATAGGAACGTCGTCATTCCAACAAGGACTATAGGTTCTAATACTTTTTCTACTGTCTTATTCATTATGGTTTTGGTAAATTTGGAAATCTATGCAACCTTACGTGGTCTTGAATACTCATCATATATGATACAGACCACCTCTCCTGATCCAATTCATTCATACGAACTTCGTGGTCTTGATAACCTGGCCAGAAATAAAGATCTCCTTCACGTGGTATCTGACAATGTGTGAATGGCCAGTAAGGTCTAATTCTATGTAGATGCTCTACTGCTGATGATGGATGATATACATATAGGTCTCCAGAATTTCCTTTAGGAACTGAGACATAATATGTACCTGCTACATCACAATCAGAATGATTATGTCTCATCTGGAATCCACCTTTAGGATTAATATTAACCCAACAGTGTACGACTTCTAAATCTGGATCAAACATTTCTGTCTTCTGTCTTAAGAAGTCATTGATGTAAGGATACTGAATGTGAAGATCATTCTGTGTATGTACAGTAGACCAAGCAGTTCCATATGCTTTATTCTCATCACAACAAAACTCATCTCTACGAGAGAGAAGAGCATCTTTAAACTCATTATGGTTTGTTAATTCACCATTCGATGTATAGAAAGGAATGTTAAACATCTTCTGTGCAATGACTAAACTCTGATGACTTATCAAACTTAAGTGTTCTATCAAACTTATCTAATAGAACATCTCCTTTATGAGATATAATAAACATATTTGTATTACCCATACCAATGTCCTTGAGGATTTTAAGGAGTTCTTCAGTAGCATTTGTGTCTAGGGATGAGTCAAATACCTCATCAAGAATCAATAGATTTGTAATGATAGAGTTCTTTAACTTAGCAATGTATCTCCAAGTGAATAGAAGTGATAAATCAATCTTCTGTTTCTCTCCTTCAGAGAAAGAAGCATAAGAAAACTTATCACGATGACGTGACTTAATAACTTCTGCAAATGATTCATCAAGAGTGAAGTTAATATATGTATCCATCGATGAAAGATACTTATTAATTTGTTGATTGATTATAGGTACATACTTACTAATAATTTTTGCTTTGATTCCATCATCCTTTAGAAAACCTGCAACGATTTTAAAGTCACGTGCTTCCTTATTAACACCAGCACATACTTCTTCTTTCTCATCATATTCAGATTGAACTTTGGCAAGAAGTCTTTTCTCACCTAGGATGTCAGGTTGTACTGAGAGATCATTAATAGTATTCTTAATTTCATTATTCTTTTTCATTATTTTACCTTCCTCATTCATTAGAGCACGAACTTCAAAAGTGTATTCAGTAATAAGATCAGTATCTTGTCTTAATTTTTCTATCTGTTTAAGTGCTTTCTTTGTTTCCTTCTGTAAGGTTTCCGATGCTTCTGCTAGTTCAATAGATTTCTCAGTTAATTTTTTAACTTTCATCCTACGGAAGTTCTCATCTATATCTTGTTCACAAGTAGGACAAGAAGAATTCTTTTCAAAAAACTTTACATCTTTTTGATTCTTATCAGATTTACCTTCTAGTTTAGAAAGAATAGAACTTGTTTTCTTATATGATTTTTCTTTCTCTGCTAGTTTACGAGCAGCAGTATCTAGTGCATTGATTTTATCATCAAAGACTTTTGTCTCAGCACGAATTTCATCTATTCTATCTTTATTCTCTTTCAATTTAAAGTGGAAGGTTGCAATCCTTTCATCATTAACAACAGTCAGTTTAGAAACAACTTTCTTCTGTGATTCAATACTTGCTTTTGCCATCGCAAGTTCGTGACTACATTCTTTTAAAATTTCATTGTTCTCTTTGACACGTTCCTTTAAGAGCATATTCATCTGAGAAAACACTTGAATATCCAAGAGGTCTTCAATAACTTCTCTTCGATGTGATGCTCCAAGTTGCATAAAGGGAACAAATGTACTACTCCCAAGTATAACCACCTGTGTGAATGACTTGTAATTAAATTTTAGAATAGATTGTTCTAGATATTTTTGGTAATCTCTATTAGCAGCATCTTGATCTATCAAGTTGTCATTACGATACAACTCAAAGATGTTAGGTTTCATACCACGGATGACTTTATATTCAATCGTTCCTACTTTAAATTCTATTTCTACTACAGTCTCACGTTCATTGATACTATTAACTAACTGTGATTTGGTGACTTTACGAAAGGGCTTGTTAAACAATACGAAAGTCAAAGCATCAAGCATCGTAGATTTACCTGCACCATTAGATCCGATGACTAATGTCGAAGGTGATTCTACGAAGTTGATTTCTGTAAATGAATTTCCTGTGCTTAAAAAGTTCTTCCAACGAATCTTTTCAAATACTATCATAATGGAGGAGGTACTACCAGTTCGTTAGGATCAATGAACACATAGTTGTAATTATGTGCATTGCAATTTTGGATGACAATTTCTTCGTCTACTTCAGTAACATCAAGTGGACGTTTGTAATCATCAGCCTGTAACAATCCATAATAGCGGTCCGCGTCGTCTTTGTCAACAAAAATTTGCACAACTTTACCACCGTCATTATCATTGACAGCATATACACCACCAGTTTTTTTATCTAATAGTATAAACATTACAGGTTAATTGCTTCTAGGTATAAGGATTTGAGAATAGAACTTACATTCTCCTGATCAATATTCTCTCCAATTTCTCTAACGTAATCTTCAAGTACTTTCATAGTATCTTCCGATTCGATATTTTCATTGGTTACATATTCATCTATATCCAAAGATACATCTTCGATGATTTTTAAATCTGCAAGATCACTTTGTTGTAGTTGTTTAATATAACGATCAAACCATACTTGGTTTTCTCTTGCTTGTACTATAACTTTTACAAACGATCCTTTTAGGAGAGAGAAGTCAGGTATAGTTTCATAATTTTTTTGGATGTCATCATAATATAATTTGTTAAAGATGTTGTAAGTATTCTTATGGAATGTAACTCTTTTGTTCTTAGTATTTAGAGTATGGAAACCACGTTCACAACCGTAATCATTCCAGTACAATTGGTACGGATTACCGAGATATTGAATCGATTCTCTCTTACTTCTATTGTGATAGTGACCAGAGAATGTCATATCAAATTTTTCGTATGGACTTGGATCATCTCCGTGTTCCATAAACCTACCAGGTATTGCTTCAAATCCAGTAAGTTCTAAGTGACCCATACAAACAGTAGCATCTGACTGATCAATAAAGTCATCAATCTCTTTCCTATTGTCAGGACAGATCCAAGGTATCATTGCAATTTTCATATCATCAAACTGCAAGTGACAAGGTTTATCAATGATCTTAATATAATCATACTCACTCAATAGATGCTTGGGTGCGTTAATCTTAAGAGTATTTTTAAAATAGATATCGTGGTTACCAATTAGCATATGCATAGTGATACCAAGTTCTTTTAGTGGTTCAAACCACATCTCTCTAGCACAGTCAAGCGACAAAAAATTTATATACTTACGTCTGTCAAATGTGTCACCTAGACACAAGATGTTTGTAATTTTATTAGTTTTGATATATGGTATAACAATATTGCTATAAAACTCTCTATACTTATCAATGAATACCTGATTGTCATTGCGAACACCGAAGTGCTGATCAGTGATTAGAAGTAACTTCATCTTTTGTTGTTCATTTCAATACGAGCTTTGATGGCATTGTTATCTGCCATTGAACTTTTATCATCGGAATGAAATACTTGATCGAATCCCGACTTCTCAATAATCTTATCTTTAATATCCATTTGACGTTTCTCCTTTGCAATACGTCTTAGGAAAGCATAGTAAACGATTTGAGTGAAATATGCAAATGGGTTTCTAGATTTAGCAGGATCAAAGTTATCGATGTACTGGACACAGTTCTCCACACCATCACTAATCATATCTTCCTTGTACATATAGTTAATAAAATTAGGTCTATATGATAGATGAGTTGCGATCTTTAGAAAACAGTCTCCTATGTACTCAGGAATTCTGGGTTTCTTTTTCTCTTTAATTTTGGCGATCTCAACTCTATCTCTATGATCCACAATAGCTTTGAGAAACTTTTGGTTATCTATGTAGTGTTGTGATCCTTTACCTCTCTTCGCCATTACTTTGGGCATTGATAATGTTTATTCCATTACAATAAGTATACCATTTTCAACTGGACTTGACAAGGACACCAAAAACGGATACAATCAACACTGTAAGGGTTGAAAGGGATATTAGCTTAGTTACTTATCCTTTCCATAGATCCTCTAGTTTCTTGCGGGCGGCATCCACGTCCCCGATGAATCCCATTTCTTGATTCATCTTATTTGTCTTAGCACTGTCGTTGACACCAGGTATATTTCCTAGTTCAGACTTTACAAAATATTTGTACATAATTATTGCTTCTTGAGTCAGAGGTGCAACAGTTAATATCTTATCTTCAGGAATGATATAAAAATCTTCGGACGCGAAAACCATCCATCGCTTCAACCCGACCGCGAGTGCCCTCTTTCCTTCTATCATATGTTCATTAACGTGAACCTTTGCAGGATCTTGAATGAATGCTAGATGCGAACCATTTTCTTCACACACTATAACGCGACCAATGATCTCTTCGCCTGAGCACAGTTTGATTGCTCCGAAGAATTCCTCGTCTGGTCTAAGATAGCTTAAAGTGAGAGTCACGTTAATCTCCTAATTTGATTTCGGTAATACCATAATTAAAGGATTCGGATTGATATATTTTAATCCGTTCAGTCAGATGGTTCAATGTATAATTACGAGAATGACCATTACTGATGTCATCAGCAAAATCATATAAGGTCGCACTTGCTTTTGAATCGTGCGTTCTTAAAGCTCTCCCTATTGATTGTAGGTTGCGAACTTTAGATTTAGTAGGTGAAGCAAAAATAACATTATGTAGATTCTTTATATTGATACCAGTACTGAAGGTACCGTACGATGCTAAGATAATTGCATTATCGGAGCACTCACAGATATCACGCACTTCTTCTCGTTCTGTAGCAGGTACTCCACCGTGAACATAGAATAGTTTTTTACTTTGGTTGTTACTATTTAGCAATTCCCATAAAGGATCTCCGTGTTTTTCTACGTAGTTGAATAGGATTAGAGTGTTTCCTTTAAGATCTCTTGCGAGTCCTGTAATTATATTGTTCCTTTTTCTATGACCTATGATATAATTTATCTCATCCTGATACGTATCAAATCCTAAGAACTGATGCTTACAAAGTAATATATTAATCTTTAACTCTGACAACTCTCCTCTCTTCTGGAGATCCTTTGTCTTAATAAAATTCTCTACCTGACCAAACAAACCTTCTAGTTGTAACTGATGACTTTGCATTCCATCAAGAGTTCCTGTAAGTCCCACACGATATTTAACGTCATAGCATTTTTCCATTATCTTACTGAGACTCTTTGCTTTATATTGATGTGCTTCATCACCAATTACTACATCAAACCTATTAAAGAAATCTGCTTTCTCTTTGTAGATACTCTGCCAAGTGGATATAACCACTGGTGCTTTATTGTACTTATCCTCTCCTCCGTAGATCTTCGCTACAGGAACAAACTTACACATCATCCCATACTTTTCAAAGTCCTTGTATAACTGTTCTACTAATGACGTTGTTGGTACTATGATTAATATCTCTCTGTTTACTGCTAGGTGCCAACGAACCATACAGTATATGATTAGAGATTTGCCAGACCCAGTGGGTGATAGTATAAGTCTACGGTTATTCCGAAGTGCTGAATAAATTGCGGAAAGTTGGTAGTCTCTTGCCTTGAAAGGCAGACCGAGCATTCCAGTAAAGTCTTTAATTGTCTGAGGTAGTATGCCCTGATTAACTTCTTGGGGTCTTCCATAGTCATCATTATCAATAATGTCGTATTCATATCCCATCTTATCTAACCATTCAACTAGATATGGGAATAGTCCTACGTATAGTTCTCCTGTACCAGGCGAGTATAATCTTATCTTCCCATCCCATCTTCTATATCTACGTGTCTTCATTAAAAATTTTGCTTCTGGTACTTCGAAACAAAAGTATTCTGACAGTTCGTGATGAATGTGTGGCTCCGTACCTATACGAAGATACACTTCATTCTTTTTTGTAATAGAAGTCATCAAACAGGGAACTCAAATCGCTTGGCATCAATAGCGTTCTTCACTTGGA